TTCATGAAAGGATTGAGTTCAGAATCTTTGTTAATATAATCACCAATTGATGCATTTTGTGCAGCCATCAGAGAACTTGTTACAATTCCATTCGCCTTCTTAGCTTCGTCTGAGAGCTTGTCAAGATCAAATGTAGGTGTAAGGTCGGCTCTTTGATCTTCAAGTTTCTTCTTAGTATCTTTGGCCGCTTTAATCACATCTTTATCATTATCTTTAGGCGGTTTTTTCTTATTTCCATCGTCTAAATTTGGAAATGTAATACCTGGGACATTAATATTAAGAAGGTTTTTCATCTTTTCTATTAATGACTCGTATTGTCCTCTTTGAGCAGATTCAGATTCATTAAGCAGTTTCTTAGCTTCTTCCTCTGCCTTCTTTAAGGCTTCATCTGTTTTTAATCCTCTATTTATTATGTCTTGTCTTTGACCATTTAAAGCTGTATAATATGCCTTCTCATTTTCATTAAGTTCTTTTATAGCTGCCTTATAATCTTTTATAGATTTAGCCCCTTTTTCACTATGAGCCCATGAAGAATATTCAGCAGCAGTTATTTGACCAGTTCTTAATTTTTCTTGCATTTCAAGATAGCCGCTTTCTTCAATTTTTGCTCTTGCTTTAGCCATCTTATCCAGAAATGCTGTTTTTGCTTTCTCTGTTTCACAAAATAGCTTATAGTCATTTTCATAAGTATCTATTTTATCTAATAATTCTTCTTTTGTAATTGCGGCATTCTTTTTCTTTCCTTTAAACAGTTCTTCAGTTGCTGCTTTAGACATAGCTTTGGCTGTTTCTTCTGTCATTCCTCTCTTCAGTGCTTCCTGATACAAATATTCTTGAACTTCTTCTTTCTTTTTTCCAATAAGTTCATCTGAATGCTCTCTTGCAAGATTCATTATTTCATTATAGTCGTTCATTGTATCAGCTATCACTAATTGCTGAGCTGCAGCATCTTTTCCAACAACATCTTCAACAGAACGTGTAGTTTGTTCAACTACATTTTCTATTCCATCCATTGTAACTTTAAATTTATCAGATCCATTCGATAAAACAGCATCAATTACATTTTTAGCATCTATAGCATCAAACATTAGACCCTTTGCTAATGCTTGGCGCTTTAATTCTAGGTATGCATATTCTCTGCTCTTTCCCTCAAATGCTTTTCCTTGCTGTTCCATTATGTCGAGATATTGCTGATTTAATTCTACTGTTTTCTTAGTTTTTTCGTCATAGTCCCAAATATCAACTCTAGTATCTTGTATCTTTGTCGGAACATATTTAATATCTAATGCATTATATACTGCTTGCAGAGCACCTACTCCTGACTTAGCTATTTTTTCTTGTTCCTTTAACATTGCTTTTTCTGCTGAAGATAGCTTTTTTGCATTTTTATTTATACCAATGACGCCACCCATTACTACATTTCTATATATTTCTTCAGTTACTTTAGAGGGGGAGTGTGTCTTCCATCCAACCTCAAATATATGTTTTCCTTCTTCGCATATTGTTTGTATTGATTTATTTGCAATACCTTTTGTTTCATTAACGCCTTTTGCTATTCCTTGGTTGATTCCTTTACCTATTGCTTCACTTCCTTGAACAGCATATTCTTTAGCATTTATAAGCATTGGAGAAATTGTTCCAATAGAATGATTTATAGAACCAGTAATAGCTGAACCAAAGTTCTTAGAAACGCTTGACGCATATGGGCCTGAGATTGTTTTATCAACAGCACCAATATAACTATTTGTAAGAGCTGTTCCAGCTTCTTTTCCGGTTTCCGATGCTTTTGTAACAATATTACCTTGATTAAAATTCAATAGATTTTCCCATATTTTAAATCCGCCAGAACCTATAGTGTTCCAAACAGAGTTATCATATTTTTTCAAATCTGTAGCAGCAGCTCTTAAATCATTAACAAATTTATCTATTGCTTCTACTCTTTTTCCTAATACGTTGCTTAAAAAGTCATTAAAAGTGTTTGCTATGTCGGCAATGGTTCCCTGCAACAAAACAGTTAATCCCCTTATTGCAGATGGTATAATATTTAAAATACCAATTATAACGCCAACAATTGAGCCAACAAGATTTATTATAATTCTTCCAGCAACTTGCATTGTAAATATTAATGTTTGAACTCTGTATTCACTATCGGTAAAGAATGCTAAAATTGCATCGCCAGTAGTCTTGATATCATCTCTGACATATACTGCTTCTTTTCCAAGGAGCTGATTCATTCCTTTAGCAGCAAGGCTTACAGATTTTAAAGCTACTGTTACTGCAGCTGCCATTGCCACATATTGTCCAGCTGTAAGTCTAGATGTAGTATCAGTATTGTGCGTTAATTTATCATTAATTTTGTTAAGAAAATCAGCAGTTCTTTTTGCATTATTTGTAATAAATGTGTGAAGTGTATTAATCTTACTAGCAAATGCTGTAAATGTTGTGAAAATTGCTCCTAAACCTAAAAATTTAGAAACGGTCGATTCCTTTATTGGTGTTTCAGTTTCGCCTCTTCTAAACGCTTTATTTAGTGCGTTCGTAAATAGCGACACTATTAGATCTGCAACTTTATTGAAAATTTCAATAAGTTCTGTTTTTCTACTATATAAAACACCTACTATTTTTCCAACAACATCTATTATTAAATTAAGTATTTTATCTATTGTTCCAGAATACTGATCTATAACATTCGCTATTTTTCCGACAAAACCAGCAATCAAAGAACCAAATACTTCAGCCAATGCTTCTCCTACTTTAAAGAAGAGATTTTTTAAAGCAGGTATTGAATCTCCTATTACTCTTGCAACATATTCGATTTTTTCTATAAATTTATTCGACATGTTTTTAGAATCTGTCGATTTTATATCTACAGAATCTATTGCATCAATCAATGCAGTCAAACCAATTGCTAGTATTCCTACTGCAGCCGCAAATGCCGAAACAGCATATGATAATCCTTGTATTACTTTTAAGAAATTTGTTGAAAATTTTGCACCTGATATAGCAGTTAAAATACCGAGTAATATTGTTATTAATATTGCTGCAGACGTCAATGTTTCAATAACTGATAAAATAGAACTATCTATTTTTCCAGCAAATGACAATAAATATAATCCACCTGCTAATGTTGTCATACAAGCAGTTATAACTATTAAAAACTTGTTTAATTGTTTCCAATATTCTGCTTTTCCACCAACTTTTTTAGATAATCCTAATAAAACAGCAGTCATTGCTGTAAATTGACCTATTATTCCAGTAAATGTTAATAGCGGTTCCCACCATCTTTTTGGATCACTATTTTCCATCATTTTCATCAAAGCAATATATGTCAATATAACAATGCCAAGTGATGCTGCAGCACTTACTAGAACTAACGATATATCTTTAAGTTTTCCGAAATTCTTAGATTGAGATATAATAGCACTTACTGTAATTGCTATTCCACCCATAAAAGCCATTAAAGCAAATATAAGCCCAGCTGGTCCTTCTGTTTTCTCAATATTTATTTTACTAAGAGCTATTAATGACTGAACTAATATAGCAATAGATAATGCTATAGATATTATAATATGAGATACTCCGACCAATTGGAAAAAGCTAGAGAAAATATTTACAACAGCTTTTACTTTTCTAAAAGATTTGCTTAATAAAGTCAAAACAACAGTTATTGCACCCATTACAATACCCATTGTCATCATTAAACGAATAATTAAATTTATTGGCTTTTCAATTTCATCTATTTTATCAAAATTCTTTCTAAGGGCAATTATTGAGGCTACTATTATACCAATAGATATCGCAAAATAGATACATGCTCTACCAAATGCTTTGGCATTGATTCCTTTTGTTAATTTTACACCCACATCTTTGAATATATTAAAGAATGCCTGTGCATTAGTTATGTTCTTTCTATTTGCTATTGCTTGATTCAATAAGGCTATTGAATTAATTAGCGGAACTAACGTCAATGCAATAGTTGCCATAAAACTTGCAAAAACAACTAGTCCACTTTCCATTTTATCATATGGTATCAAAGACATTGCTATTAACGATCCAGATAATATACCTATTGCAATAGCAATGTTTAAAATCGTTTTAGTTTGGGCTTCTCTTTGATAAGCTTTTATTACATCAACACCAGACTTCAATAATGTACTAATGTTAGACATAATTCTAAGTTTTCCAAATGTTTTAGAAATTGTTGAAATAGTAAAGGCTGATGCAGCTACTGCGCCTGCTATAAGAGCTATTTTCTTTACAATACCGTCAACTGTATTATCACTATTTTTGGTTAAATTCTTGAAAAACTCAGATATACTATTGAAAAAGCCTTTAACTTTATCCCATACTGATTGGACTTTATTTTCAGTTTGCCCAGCAGCAGTTTGCACATTTCCAAATTGATTAGTTACATTTTCAACACCAGTTTTTATTTTACCAGCAAAACTTATAACAGATTTTTTAGCATTATCAAATGCAGAAACAATTGCATTTTTTGCAAAAGTTGCTTTTTCTGAAACTATTGTAAAAAATGAACTAGTTGATTCTTTTATTTTTGAAAATGTATTAACAAAAAAATCTTTTACATTTTTAGCAATATCTTCAAATTTTATTAAACCTTTTCCATAATCACTGAATGCTTTTAGAGAATTTGAAATAAATTTTTTAGGACCACTAAGCCACGTAAAATCTAATTTTTTACTAATATTTTGAATTATACCAAATATTCCATTTAATCCTCTCCAAATAGCAGTAACTATAAATTTAAATATTCCAAATGCTGTACTTATAGGTTTAATATTTAACTTTTTTATACCATTTTTAACATCATTTATAGCTTTCTTTAAAGATCTGAATACCCATACAACTGCTCCAATTACAGGATACTTTTTACCTAATTCATCTATATTATCTAATAATATTTCAAGAGCAGCTCCAAAGAAATTCGTTTGTTTTACAGCGTTTTGAAAAACTGTTATTTTATCTCCAAAATTTCCTAATTTTTTTAGAATTCCAATTAAACCATTATTTGTATTTTTAAAAAAATCATTCAAAAACGGTATTCTTTTAACAATAACTTTAATCGGTTGGGAAATTGCCATCCAAGCAACGTCGACTGCAGCAGCAAGACCCCTAAAAAATCTTATAAGATCTTTTACAGCGTCGCTAATTTTGTCTATATTGCTTGTATCCCAGCCAACAACTTGCTTCTTTTTATTTAATTGCTCATTATTTAAAACAAGAGATTTAGTGAATTTTTGAACAGTATCTAAAACTTTTCTAGCTGCCGCAGAAATTCTTTCCATCGGGAAAATATTAAGAAAGCCAACTTTAACAGATTTCAAAAATGTTTTGACAATAGCCATCATATTTTCTATTATCTGTTTAAAATTATCCCTTCCAGTTTTCCATGCGCCATTAATATCTCTATCTTTTCCATTTACTATTTGAGTAAATATTTTATTTCTAATTTTAGAATTATAATCAATAAATTCACTAACTACATCACTGATTCTTGTATAAAGTTCTTTTGCTTGTTCAAGATCTCCAATAAGAATTCTAAATGACTGTGCCCACCCTGAACCAATTGCTTCTAAAATTGTGCTCATTAACTGCTTAAAAGTTTTTACTTTTGTGGCCGCTTCTTCTGCTGCTTCAGCGATCTCCAAAAGTTGTTTTCTTTGTTTAGCAGTATAGCCTTTTTTCTTAAGATCAGCCTCAGACATCGCTCCGGACATTATGTCCATCGCTTCTGTGAAGACCTTTTTATCAAGCCAGCCCTCTTGAAGAGACTCTCTAAGAGAACCGTACTTTTTTATCATTCCGTCAATATCCTTGCCAGTTTTTTTGCCTTTTACGTGCATGTTTCTGGCAACTTCAGTAATTACTTTATTAAACTGTTTTCCGGCAATACCAGAAAGCTCAAGAGATCTCCATGTGACGTTAGTAAATCTGCCACTGGACATAGCTCTTGAAACTGCATTCCATGCTATTTGAGCTTTCTGCATATTAGCACCGACAAGTGCTGCTGAATTAGCCAAGCCTTTAATTGTGCTTACAGAACTTTTTAATCCAACACCAGCAGAACTAAACATACCTATCATTCTAGTCATCTGACCAAAATTATAAATAGTTTTATCTGCATAATCATTTAATTCATCAAGTGAATTAAGGACATCTTTAAGACTGTTGCCACTTTGCTTTACATTTTGATAGATGGCTTCGGTTGAATCAATAATGGTATTGTATTCTTCCATACCATCTCTGATTCCCTGTGTTAGTTTTCGAAATGCCTTATTTCCCAAATCATATATTTTAGTTCCGAGACGAGTAAGAACGCCAAGCATGATTTGGCCTTTAACACTGAATGTGTTTGCAAGATTTGTTAAATTATTCGTAATTCCTTTGAAATTTTCTTTATTTAACGATATTAGTCTAGCATCGAGATTATTTAATGCTTTAATACTATCGCTAATATTTCCATCAAAATTGGAATTATCAAATGACATCTTTACAACTTGTTCATCTACAGTTGAACCAGAATACGGCATTCATTAACCCTCCTCTCCGAAATATTTTCTAATTTTAGAAACAACAGGACTTATTGCTGAATCTATATAATTATACCCTTGTGTCCAGGTTCCATCTAAAGCAGCGTGTCCTGTATCAATGATAACTGCTATGTTAACTCCCTTATTAATGTTAGTATTATACCAAATGATACTGGTTATTCCATTTTCTTCATTTATTTCATAAAACCAGGAGTTAGCTGTTTTTCCAGTTCGAACAGGGGTAGCAGCCTGCAATCTGTCTACCCCCTCCTGTCCGAACTCATTCAATTTAATGAATTTCTTATCAATTTTCATCTTTTCAAGACGATTTTTCATTCTATTATT